GAAGTAAATGAGTGACTACGACGAGGGGTTTAATACGCAGCGTGATGTTGAGCAAAACCCGTGTGGCGCGTGGCAAGCCATTCAAGAACTGACCGCCGAGCGTGACGCCCTGCGCCAGCGCAAGCGCGAATTGCTGGATCGCCTAGCGTGGGTTGAGGGTGAGCGCATTAGCTGGCGCGAGCGCGCCGAAAAGGCGGAGGCCAAGCGGGATGAATACCACGATATTGCAAATGTATATGCGGCATGGGCGGGCGATATCCTCGAACTGCTGGAAGACAAGCTTGGTGATCTGGACATGAACAGCCCCAGCGATGAAGCTCTGAAACGCCTGATGGACCGCGCTCAAGCAGGTATCGCCTCCGAGATTCGTCGCTCCCGCGCCGTCCTGCGCCAAGACGAGGGAGGGGAGTGATGGCTGTCATTCTTTCCGAGCGCCACCCCGTCGCCCGCAAGGGGTACACCTGCGATAGTTGTATGGGGCCGATCTGCGTGGGCGAGCGATACTATTATCAGACGAATACGATCGACGGATTCAGCGTCTGGCGCTCTCACCTGCACTGCGAGAGGGCGTCGCAGATCGTCGCTGCCGAACTTGACTGGCCTGACCTCGAAGACGGGATGCCGCGAGTGTGTGACATGGAACGAGAGGACCGCGAACACATCGCCGCTGTGGACCCGGAAACCTGCGTCGCTATCTGGGGCACCGCCCTGCGCCAAGACTAGGGAGACTACAAATGAGCGATAAGATAGCGGACCACGCACGGCGCTGGCTCAACGGCCCGCTGCCTGCTGATCTCATGGCAGACCTGGCCGACATTGTGGAGGATGATGAATACGACGCGGAAAAGCGCGCGCATCAGGTCGTTTGGCAGGCGCTCAAATGGATGATTGACCACCCCGTTGGGGAGGGAGGGAAATGATGGAATCGCTCGTGATATGGGTCGCGGTGCTTACTATGCAGGCGCTCGCGCTGCTCGCGGCGTCGCTGGGCGGCTACAAGACCGCGCTGGACAAGGAGTCCGAGGCCGGCGGCTACTACCTCGCCGCGATAGCCCTCGGGCTGCTGTCCATGCTGCTGGTGGTGACGACGTGATGCGCCTATGCTGTGACATGGCTCGATGCGGCACCGGAGATTACTGCCCCAAAGCAGACCAATGTCTGCGCCACATCGATAGAGAGGCTAGGGGCTGTCACCGCGTTTCCATCATCGCGCCTGACCCGGTTGATTGCGAATACTTCATCCCGGCGGACGGACCAGACAGCCAAGTTTCTAGTTGACTTTTCGCCTCTCGTGTGGCTAGTGGTGGTTGTCAACTCAAAGCAAGGAGAATCAGCATGGCCCTTCACTGTGTCGGAAACTACGAGCGCAACCTCTACCAAGACAGCGACTTCATCTCGGTGTTTTGGGATGATGAGGCGAAGACCCTTGTCCACAAGGAGATCGGCTCCACCTCTTACGGTGGTGGAGCGCACAGCACCCCCCTGACGCAAAACGAAGCGGCTTGGGAAGAGGCCCGTGAATACCGCCAGCGCCGCATGGCCGATGCTTTGGCCGCATACCACAAGGCCACAGCAGATCGGCTTCGCGCGGCCCGCAAGACCCTCAAGGAGAACGGTGTCCACACCGCCTTCTCCAAGCGCCTCTCTGTCGAAGACCTTGAGGACATCGCCGCGCTGTTCTCGAACCGTGTCAGGAACCGCCTCAAGCTGAACCTCCGCGATCAGGTGGCGGCGTGGACCCCTGAGTCAAAATACCCTACGCCCCTGAGCGAAAAGCAGATGAGCTATGTGCGCCGTCCGCTCAAGGATAAATACGGGCGCGCGACGAAGCGTTCGCATGATATCCATAAGGCGTTGGGCGAATACAACCGTGCCGTGCGCGATTTTCGCGGCTTTGGGCAAAAGTGAGGAGAGTGAAGATGAACGTCGATCAGCGAGCCATCATCAATCGCATCCGCCGCAAGGCCGAGATCATGAAACTCGACCTCAAGGCGACCGCCAATCCGAAGTATCACGACGCCAACGAAATCCTGTCGCTCATCGACCTTCTGGAGCGGTCCTGATGCTATCGACCCTGTGCCTTGCCGCCGTGATCTACTTCGAGGCGCGCTCCGAGCCGCTTGACGCCCAAGCGAATGTGGCTGGTGTTGTTTTGGAGCGCGTGTCATCTGACAAATACCCCGACAATGTATGCCATGTGGCATTCGAGCCGAAGCAGTTCAGCGCCTTCAATAACGGTGTCCCAGCCATCAAGGAGTTTTCGGCGTGGGACAAGAGCCTGATGGTGGCCCGGATGGTGCTCAGTGACCCCGAAGGGGTTGTTGAAATCCGAGGTGCTACACACTATCACGCTGATTGGGTCCGGCCTTATTGGTCGGATGAACTGAGGTTTGTCGGAAAGTCGGGAGATCACTTGTTCTATGTTGAGTGATGAGGAGCGGAAAGCGGTCGAGGCTTGGATGAAAAGAAACAAGCCGAAGAAGTATCCGACTGGCCACAGCGCGATCTACGACGAGTTTGGTCGCAAGAGATCGAGCCTCAAGTTCAGGCTCGCATCCCTCTCCAAGCGTATTCGCGCGGTCAAGGGTCACAAGACCTTGACCATCGAACAGTTGGCCGACAAACTGGACGTTCCCGAGGACGAGGTTTTCGCGGCTTGTGACAAGCACGACATCGAGGTGAAGTGGTGAAGGTTGTTGAGTTCCCGCAGGACAAGAGCGAAAGCGAAGACGTGAAGGAAATGCTCACCAAGACCATCGATCACGTCGAGGAGCATAACGTCACGCAAGCCGTTGTCGTTATGATGAGCGAAGACGGCAACATCGGGGTCAGCGCGAGCGGCTCTCCGTTCGACGTTATCGGCATGTTGGCGATGGCGCTGAAAGAACTCTAGCGCCCAACGAAGCGGGTCAGGCGAGGCTTTTGGGTCTCGAACCGATACCAAGCGCAGTTGTCCTTACCCGTCATCTTACTGTCCTCGATCCACTTAACACGACCGACGCTGACGATCATGGAGCAGTTCTGCATATACGGTGCAGACTGCTTTGTGTGCATCCAGTCAGCATCGAAAAGCAACCAAGTCGGCCCAAGCCCGACACAGTGCTCGATGAACGGGTGCAGGAACTTTCGATCCCACGGCGGATTGGTGATGATGCACTCGGCCTTGACACTGCGTATCTCGGAGATGTCGAAGGCGTCACGCTGCGAAACCCAAACGCTTTGGGGTTCGATGTCGCAGGCGTATCGACACTTGTGTCCTGCGCTTTCCAGATGCTTCACCAGCCGACCATCCCCGGCACAAGGTTCTACAAAGCGCGTGTTTCCCTGAAGGTGTGGGAGCAAGGGTTCTACCGCCGCCCAGGGTGTAGGGTAGAAGTCTCGGTCAACCCGAGCGAAGCGGTTACTTCTTTTTCCCATCGAACAACTCTTCAACCTGCTTCCTGTCCATGAACCTGATGCCGTGCCTGTGGGCAACGACAGAGATTGTGGAGGGCGACGCGCCAAGCTCGTCTGCGACAGATGAGCGGCTGAGGTAAGGCTTCTCTCGGAGCAGGTTTTTTATTCGTTTCTCCAACGTCATCTCTTGCCTCCGTGTTGTTTTGGTGATAACAGTTGTGGTCTACGGAAATCAAGAGGGCGACATGATTAAGCACGTTTACATCACCCGCATCAACAACGAACCCGGCAAGAAACAATACGGTTTCGGCGTCACCACAGAGAACGAGAATGTCTACATTCCCGGCTTCGTGGTGGACAACTTTGACCTCAGCGAAGATGACGTTGGGACAAAGAACCTGATGTCTGTCATGGACGATGACAAGGACAAGACGGACTATGTGGTGACTGCTCTTCTGATCGAGGACAGCGCATTGCAGCAGGCTTACGAGTGGCAGAAGGCCGAGATCGAGCGTCTGCAAAAGATCATGGATGACCAAGGCATCGACCACTGATGCAAGACAACCTCAGTATCAAAGAGCTATTGATCCAAGGCTTCGCCTATAGCGAGGTGAGGGCCATGACAGGGGCTTCCGCGAAGGCCGTATCCGATGTTGCTCGACGCCTTGAGGATCAGGGCCACACGATCAACAGGAAGACCGACGAGGAAAGGCGCAGGTCAACGATCCGCCAGATGCCCATAGGGGAAATGGGTGATGTGTTGGATCAACTCACGCAAGATGAGTTGGAGTTCTTGATGGGCATGTCTCTTGAGACCTGGGCTGACGCGGCGGCGAACAGCATCAAGGAGCTACACCTACAGTCAGAGTGACACCTTGACCCTGCTGACCTCACCGCGATCTCGATGATATGTGATCGCCTGCATCTCGGCCCGCGCTGTATAGGCGTGGGCCGTTGCGTATGCGTCCCTCGCGGTCACGGCGCGAAGCTGCTCCCAATAGCAGCCGCCGATGTCCTGGCTCTTGTGGTGATGTAGGTGCCCGGTGAATAGGAAGCGGTGTGTCGTGCGCCCCCAAATCTTCGGCCACTGGTCTGCCATGAACATGACCATGCGCTCGGCTTTGCTCTTGTCGCCATGATGGCTGGCGATCATGCACTTACCGAACTCTCGGACGAAGAACTCGCCGGGCTTGCGCTGGACGCCGACGCGCGGATTGTCCCGGTATCGCTCCGACAAGGCGAACAGGACCGCCATGTAGGCCGATACGTCGTGGTTGCCGGGTTGGACCACCACGTTGACCTTGTTGTGCTTCTTGAGCGCAGCTTCGACGGATGACGCCAGCGTCGTGATGGCGATGTCGAGATTGCGGAAGTGCCTCGTATCCACGTCGAGTTGGTGCTTGCTCGCGGGCGTCTGGTTGGTCTGGTCGTTGGCGTGTAGCAGATCGCCCATAGCGACGATCACGGCTTCACCGGAAGGGGGAGAGGCTGCGAGGCACTGCCCCATTCCGCTCAAGATGCGCTGCTCCGCGATGTCGGCGCTGTAGTTCTCCCCCGTCTCTTCGCCATAGGCATACATGCCAATATGTGCGTCTGGCAGGGGGTAGAGAGTGAGCAGATCGATGTCGAATGTTTCTGGCTGAGGGATTCGCGGGATCGGCTTTACGTCTTCGAGGGCTTCCTTGATCCGCTCCGCAACATCCTCCGGCTTCTCCTCGTCACGCGGCATGGTGAAATACATGCTCGCGCCGTCGCTCTTGATCCAACCTGAGTGCAGGACACCGGCGTCCTGCATTCCGACCTCGCTCATTGCGTTCTTGATTGCGGGGTCTGCTTCTTGATGCGCCTTGGCTCTGCGGAGCCGCTCCTGGAGCGTCGATCTTCTGATGCCAAGGGCTTTTGCTGCTTTGGTTTGATTGCCGTAGTTTTCCATAGCCTCAAGGGCTTCGCGTTGTGCCGGGGTCATTACTCGTTATACCTCTTCCAACTCTCCCAAGAGTGCTTCTTGCCCACAAGGAAAACGAGAGGAGACCATCCCCGCTCAAGGCGTTTTTCCCATGCGTAGCTGCACCAAGAGCAGTTTCGACCTGTCAGGAGGACGTGCGTCAGGCGGGAGATGTCATTCAACCATTGCATAGTTCTGCCCAAGTCTCGTTTTGGATGACGATTTCTTCTACTAGCAGCCGGTCGTTCTTGAACAACCAGTCCACGGTCTTTTGCTCATCAAAGTAGATCGGAGTGTAGATGTCGCAGAAGCTACTTGTTGTCCTTGTTCCGCACCCAGTGACCAGCGCGGTCAACAAAGTAAGGGTCAGAAGAGACATCATCGCGGATTTCTTTGGCTTTACGCACGTCATCGAGGGCATCCTGTTCGCGCTCCATACGCTCATCTCTGCGGCCCTCTCTGTATACCTGAAAGCCGAAGTAGGCCAGCACAAAGAAGAACGCGGCGTAGAAGTAGGTCTTAACGGTATCCATTGGCCCACGCCTTCAGTCGTTCACGCATGATGAAGATTGCCGCCAAGATGGTGAGACCTGCAAAGCCGAGCACGATGTATTGGGCGATGCTGTCGAGAGACGAGATGGCACCCACAGCCGTACCAACACCCGACGCCGTGACCGTTGCTCCAGCCTGCATGGTCTTGCTCTGCGTCGGCGTCTTGCGCTCCCTCATTCGTCGGACGCCGAGGATTTTGTCGGCTTCGTAGGCTGTTTCGTTGACTTGGTTCGACTGGTTTCCGCCGAGAAGGATCACCTTGTCGCCCTCGTAGCGGACGAAGAAGGCCACATGACCTTTCCAGCTATCGGGGTCTTCGCGCCAGAGCACCACAACGTCGCCAGGTTCTGCGGCCCCGATTTCCACCGACTGTCCCCAGTCAAGATATGAGCGAGCGTTCAGCTTTCCGGTGTGGGGGAGGCCGACCTCTTTCAGTTTTGCGCCAACAAAAGCCGCACACCAGGCAGTTTCGTCGTCTTTGACCCAATCGTGGCCAACATCTGCGAAATACTTGAGGACTTTGGGGTTGTGACCGTCCTTCCACTCCCATGTGCCGAGGTCTTCGCGGGCTGCGCTGTAGACTTTCTTCATCAGTCTTTCCTCAGATACGCCTCGATGCCATCCAGCTTGGATAGGATTTGCGTCATCTGTTGTTGGAGTGCGGCGTGAGCGTTCTTGTTTGCCTCGGCCTGAGCTTCGAGCTTGGCTTCCAAGACCCGCATCTCGGTGGACATATTGGTGATTTTCTTGAGCATCCAGATCACCATCGCGGCCAAAGGCGCAACGATCCATCTCATCAGCGGGTCAATCAGTTCCATAGTGCGAGCACCTGACAGTGTTTTTCCGCAGTATATCATTTTGGCTGCTCGGGCCAAGGGGGATCGCGCGGGTCGGTCGTGTTGGCGGGGAGGTCTCTCAAGGCTTGGCGGTAGATGGCCCAAGCCTCTTTGTCCACCGGAGCGTCAGGAACTTGAGTCCAGTCCGACTGGAAAAGGAGGCGGTCTCTCTCGGCCCGCAGCTCTTTCCACGCCGCAGCCAAGGCCGCGTCCGTATCCTCCACCCACACTTCCGCCTCGAAGTCGAAAGAGCAGAAGTCGCTCGGCTTCTCGGGGTAGGGCTTCGGCACGCCGTCCTTCACGTAGTATTCCTGCGGCGGGTAGCGCCCCTCGATACGGGAGCACCCCGGCGGCGTGTTCAGGTCGAGCGTCTCCCAATCGCTGGCGCGGATCACGGAGACGATTTCGCCTTTGGCGTCATATACGGTGTAGTTCATCATTTCTTAGCGATCAGTACGAAAAGAGTTGCGTCGCTGACCGAAGAGCTCCCCTTATCGGGTCTGTCTAGCTTAACTTGTATATAAAGCGAGTTGGTTCCAAAACTTGCAGTTTTCGAGGAAATAAAAGCGGGTTTGTAACCTTTACTTTCGTCTTTTAGACTTTCAGAGGCGCTCCTAACCGTGGACCCGTTAAATACCAACCTAACTCTGGCTGTTTCAGTAAACTCAAAACTTACTGCCACCCAATTAAAAGACGCGCCGAGCAACACTTCTTCGCCTCCATTCGCCGAAAAACTGAGCGACGAAACTGTTACCCAAGAGCTTCCTGTGGTTGACCCACCAGATGACTCTACTCCTACTTGAGACGTAATAGCCCGGTCAGCCACTTTGATCGTCTCGACGGCTAGATCGTCGATCTTGGCGCTGGTGATCGCGGCGTTGTCGATCTTGGCGTTGGTTATCGCCCCGTTCTCGATCTTAGCATTAGTAATCAGTGCATCGTTAATCTGAGCCGAGTTAGTTATAATACCAGAAGTAGCAAGGAGACCACCCGTAATAGTATTGGCTACAATCTTATCACCAGTGATCGTGTTACCAGAAATCTCGTCAGCCGTGATCGTCTCAGTTGCAATGTTATTTGCGGTAATTGTATCAGAGGCAATCTCATTAGAGGTGATACTGCCAGCAGCTATCTCTGTAGCAGTTACTGCACCAGCGGCTATCTTTGATGAAATAATACTTTCAGAAGCTATCTCTGTGGCGGTAACAGACCCTGCCGCAAGCTCATTTGTAGTGATAGCACCAGAAGCTATTTCGCCAGAAGTGATGGTGTTAGTGGCTATCTCATTAGAGGTTATGCTGCCAGCAGCTATTTCACCAGCAGTAACTGCACCAGCAGCAATTTTACCAGTAGTGATTGAATCGGAAGCTATCTTTATAGCAGTAACCGAATTTGTACTTAACTCACTGGCCGTGATAGCCCCAGCAGCAATGTTCCCAGCAGTAATACTATTAGTAGCTATCTCATTAGAGGTGATAGTGCCAGCAGCTATTTCACTTGCAGTTACTGCGCCAGCATCTATTTTACTTGTAGTAATTGATCCAGCAGCTATCTCAGTAGCCGTTACTGCCCCGGCAGAAATTTTTGGTGTTGTTATCGCACCTGAGGCAATCTTGGTTTCAGTAATTGCGCTAGTTGCAATCTTAGCTTCTGTTGCGGCATCGTTGGCAAGATTCCCTGACTCAACAGCAGCATTAGCTATCTTAGTTGTTGTGATAGCACTATTAGCAATCTTAGCTTCATTAACTGCGAGGTTGGCAATCTTATCAGCAGTTACAGCACTTAACGCAAGTTTACCTTCCTCAACAGCAGCATTAGCTATCTTAGTGGTTGTGATAGCACTATCAGAAATCTTGGCTTCATTAACTGCAAGGTTTGCTATGTTCTCAGATTGAACAGCATCGTTGGCTATCAAATCGCTGGTTACTGCGTCCAAAGCAATCTGGTTTGTTTGTAACTCACCGGAGATGTCTGGAGCCTCAACAGCAGAAACTACAAGAACCCAAGAAGAACCATTCCACTCATAGAGCTTACCGTCAGCACGATTGAACACCTTACGATTAAGGATACCAGACGGAGGCAGGCTATCTACATCCTCAATAGGGTAAAGACCTTGCTCTTCAAACAGTGACCTAATGCCGTTCTCAAAGTCAGCATCATCTACAAAGGTTGTCGTGGCAGACACTCCTGCGGTAAATGCAGACTGGTTGCCGCTGTAGTCAACAGAGCGCAGGAAGTAGTAACGGGTCTCATTCAGACCCAAGCCGGTGCGAGTAAACTGGTTGCTTGAGGCGATCCCCACCTCGGTTGCGCCAGACACGCTGTTAGAAGTATTCTCCCACACCTCTACGAAATTCAAGTCCGTGTCGGCGGGGTTAGTCCATTTGACAGTGATATACTTGAACCCACCTTCCGCTGTAATGTCAGTAGGAAGACCTGGTGCTGTCTCGTCACCGCCTCCAGTAAACGTGATTGTACTAAAGGGGCCTCGGTTACCAAGGACGGAGATGGCTCTGACCCTGAAGATGTACTCCACCCCATCTACGAGAGGGGACACTTCAAGCGTATTGTCGGTCGTGAAGGCCGAAGAATACGAGCTATCCGCGACAGGCTTCCACTGGACTTCATAGCTTTCAATGAAGGAGTTGCTAACGGCTGTCCAAGACACAATGGCCGAATTGACGAAAGTGCCATCACCTTGAGTGCGACCACCACCCGAAACGGTCAAGCCGAAAATTTCAAGGCCGTCAGCAAAACTAGGAAGATTGCTGTCATTTCCAATGATGTCTTCTTCTTCGGCGTTCCAATCGAACGCCGCTTCGCTCGTCTCTCTGAGGGTAAGCGTTACGCGAGTATCACCCTCATCGCTCGGCCCAAACCTCCAACCCGTGACCTCGAACTCCTTGTTGCTCCAGCCGTAGCGGTCGATGTCGAGCGCGATGATCTCGCCAACCTCAACGTCGAAGGCATTAAGCCCGAAGTCCGCGCTCAGGGACATCTGCTCGCGCCCTCGAAGCAACGTCAACTTGGCAAGGCGTTGGGCCGTTGCGGAACTGGTGGTGAGCGGTAACTCGAAATCAAGCGGCTGCTCAACATCATTGTCTTGGGCGATGAATGCCGCACTCCTGATCGGCGGATAGTCTACCGTGATCCACCGCTGATCGGCGTCGTTGAAGGTGCCTTGGACGACGTTGAACTGGTCGCGCAGGTTGGTTCTGGTGTTGAGGCTTATCGGCCCGCGCAGATCGTCCAGGGTCAGCGTCTTGCTGGCTGCGCTGTAGGCACCGGCTGTCAGCTTCCAGTTTCCCGCACCCCAAAACAGGGTTCCCGCACAGGTCGTGACCATGCGGTTGAGCACGTCGCCGTGGTTGGTGTTGGCTTTGATGATACCGTTCATGGTGTAGCGCGGCTCGATGCCACCGCCACTCAGGCTCACGGCCTCGTCGCAGACGTTCGCGGCGGAAGAAAAGACCAGATCATCGATGTCGTCATCATCAAGCCCATATTCGGACACGATGTAGTCGCGCAGACAGAGTGCAGCGTTGTTGCTGTAGGCTGTGACGCCCGTTCGAGGATCGAAAACCTTTTTCCCCTTGACCACAGCGGTGATGAGCGGCACGCCGTTAGGGAACACGTCTCGGTCGAACTCGTAGCGCACATAGAGGTAGGCAATGCCGTTACCTACGAAATTGGCGCCGATCTGATTGGACTCTGAAAGAAGATCGGCGGGTGCGGATGTCTGCGTTCCGTCGAACTTCTGAACGCGGATTTTTGACTTCCACTTGTCTCCGGTTACGAAACCATCGCTATCAACCGTAACTGGCTCATCATTGATGTAGATGTCACCGACCTCTTCGACCTCGTGACCGGCGAGTGCGATGATCTGGTGCAGGAACTTGTTCTTGTCGCCCGTGGACTCGTAGTAGGTTACGATCCCGCCTTTGCGAACTTGGCCGTAGAGGAAATCTTGAGGTGCAGCAGCCTCACGGGCGTTGACCATGATGCCGCCAGAGTCGGCGGAACTGAAATCAGGCTTCGGGGTTAGGGCGTTGATAGCCCAAGACGTGACGGCAGTGACGGCGAGATTGACGAGAAAAGATGCAACAGCAAGCTGACCTGCGGTCGCCACACCCCCGCCGAAGATCGCCAGCGCGACAGATGTTGTCACCGGTTCACGAGGCGCAAAGTCCCAGTCGCGGTGACGCATTACGTTGTATGGGAGACCGCTTTTCATACCCAAGCCTTGTCTACATCATCTACGGGTAAGTATACCACACCGTTGTGAGAAAGAAACGCGCACTTGATGCCGTTGCAGATACCGAGCGCATGGCCGATAGCCCAACGCTCTGCCTTCTTGGTTGCCACCAATGCACCCCGTGGCGGAACATGCTTGATGCGTGTGAGCCTTTGGTCAACAGCCTCCGCGAAGGAGAAGTAGCCGAACTCTGAGCGTAGTTGCTCTGGTCGCATCGCCCTGATGCCGTAGGGGTGCTCGATCATATAGCGACCAAGCCAGTCGTCTGCCCAACCGTGACCGTGCATACGCCGCCAAGCCTCGTTGGTGAACGTCAGGCAGTCGTGAACACCCCACTCGAATGGGGTGTCCTTGACCTCCTTGATGTATTCGTTCAGGCGTTCTTGCGGCCCCATACGATCTCCGCGTCTTGCAGACCGGCGACGTAATCGAAGAATGTATCTCCGGGGTGTCGGGTCTTGTGGCTCTCACTCGTGTATCGGCGGTTGCTCGCACGGTCCAGTTCAACCAGCTTGCTGTCCACCAGAACAGAAATGGTTCCGCTGTCCGGGGCATCCTCGATGGTCATCGTGTTTAGCTTTCCGCTGAACACCTCGACGTAATCGCTGACACTTGTCACGCCATAAAGCACACGGCACTTTCGCCGCTGATACGGCTCTTGAAGCGCGAGAGAGACCAGCTCGGCGGTCGCGCCGCTCAGGCTGATGGTAATGGCCTTGGCAGACAGGTCTGCGACCTCTTCGAGACCTTGGATGTTGAGTAACTCGCCCGCACCCGTGAAGGTATTGCCGTCAATGGTCCGGTCGCCGTAGCCTGTCCACAGTCGAACGGGTGCGCTATCGAGCAACATCTCGACGGCAAGAAACTGCTCGACATCGCCTTGGGCCAAGGCCGTGAGGATTGCGCCGGGGACTGTGCGGCTCATACGACCTCCATCGCTTCAAACGAGATACCGTAGGTACTGGAACTGTTAATCGACCACGACTGCTCTTGTCCAGAGAGGCGGAAGACACCACGAGCATTGTTCAAGGTTGCAGACTCAGAGGCACGGGCTTTACGCAAGGCAGGCCAAATATCAAGCGTACCGTCGCCCGTCTGATCTTGCAACACCTTGTGGAGCGTAGCGTCAGAGCCAGAACCGAGTTGGATGTAGTCCCCGGCCAATAGCGATCCGGTCATGGTCACAGACACACTACTGTCACCCGTCGCGCCGCTGATCGTCGCACTCGTGGCCGTTCCTCGTGGCTCTGGGCAGTTGGGATCGCCCAAGAGGAAGGTGCCCTTCGGCCCTCGAAGCGCGAGGAGGAAGGCGATCCAAGGTTCGGCCAAGTCACGGCGCACCGGCGGAATGCTGACGCTCGCAGCCCACATCTGCCCTGGATAGGAGTGCGTCTGCGTAGCGAAGGTGAACGGCGACTGGCTGATGGCAACAGCGTTCCGCGCTCGAAGCTCGATCTCAGCAAAGCCGATGGTTGTCGGCAGGTCCAGTGGGTAGATGATAGCCATTAGCGGAAAGCCCTCCCGTAGCTGCCGCCGCGCCGCTTGGCATCAACCACGGCAGACTTGGCTTGCTCTGCGATGCGCGGTGCCTCGTCACGCACGATGCGTTTGACGCTCTCGTCACCGTTGGCAGAGATGTTGAAGACGAGGGTTTGGTTGATATCTCCCCCGCCACCCTCAGCGACGACACCGAGCTTACCGCCCTTGGTGCGCTTGAGAGGCATGATGGCTTCAGGTCCGGCTTCACCCATAAGCCCCGTGCTACCATTACGCATCGGGAAGTAGGTGGGACCACCCACCACACCGCCGTTGGCGTAGGCTTGCACGTGAGAGCCGTTGTTGAACACGTTGCCGTTGGCTGAGAGCAGGCTTGTGATGAAGTTGCCCGCCTGCTGCGCGAACGGCTGCGCCACTTGCTGTTTGTAGATTTCGAGGATGATGTTCCGCAGCATTCCACGGAAGGCATCCTCGACGGACTTTGTGCCATCAACGACGGACATGAGTGCGGATTCGATGTTGCTTGAGACAGTGTTCATTATGTCTTCACGGCGCTTCTCGGCTTGTTGTGCTCGACGGAGCGCCTGCTCAGTTCGAAGCACTTGCTCAATGCGCTTCTCTTCAATCGGCAGACCTTTTTGCTTGAGTTCGTTCACGATCTCAAGACGACGCTGCTCCTGTTCGGACAGGCCGATCATGCGGAGTTTGAGTTCCGCCTCCCGCTGAAGTTGACGCAGGTAGTCTTGTTGCTTTTCCGTGGTGCCACCACCGCCGCCTCCGCTAGCCTCGGTATCTGAGCCACCGCCAAGGAGGGTTTCGGGGACGTTACCACTGAATATATTTAGGTCTCGGCTAGAGTTTGCACCGCCGGGAATATTACCCCCCGGAGTTCCGGGGATCATACCTGCACCATACATAATTTCGGCGGTAGATTTCCTGCTAAGATCGACCATATTTTTAGCAGCGTTAAAGGAGACATTAAGTCTTTTAGCCAGCAATAGGGCTTCTGCCGCAGCGTCGGATATTCCCCGCTCAAGGTCCAAGTCAGTCAGATCGCTAGCCGATACCTCACTGTCCGCAAGGGCTTGTGCCAACTTAATAGCTTCAAGCCCCGACGAAGTTACGTTACCTGCAAGACTGATAAAGTTACTGTCAAGAGTTTCAGTATCCCTCTGTATTGTCTGCATTATACCAGCAGTTCGATCAAGCCTTTCGTTATATTCTTGCCTAGCTTCTAGCTGCTGTTGAGCTCTCTCTTGCCTAATCTCGTGGAGTTGGTTAATCACAGATTCACGGCGTTCTTGTTCTTTCTGCTGTCTTTGCAGTTCTCTTGCAGACTCTAATTCAATTCTCGCAAGTGACACTGCTTCTTTGGCGTTCTCAAGTCTTTCTGTACCAACAATGTCTTCTGGTTGCATAGCGCCAGAAAGACTGGAAGCAGCAATCTCTTCTTCTGCGATCCTGATTAGTTCTCGATACTCTTTCTGAGCATCTTCAAGTTTACCTTCTGCAACTTCAACAGCATCAACAAGAGTAAGCTCAAAAGAATCTTTGAAACCGCGTCTAATCAATTCAAGGTCATCCGCCATACCCTGAACGGTCCTACGAGCAGACTCAAGCTTGCTTTCAAAAGTCTCTACGCTTGAAGATGCCTCATCTGCCTCTTGTCTAGTCCGCATAAACGCCTGACCAATCGCCGTGATGATCGGGATAACGATGCCGAGACCGGAGAATATGGTGATCATGCGTGTGGTCTTGGCGAGCGCGGCCACTGTGCCGACGATCTGTGTCGCCTGTTGACCGAAGGCCACGAGCACGTTGGTACCGGATTGCACCTGAACGGCAAAGTCACCAACCTGAAAACCGGCTTGCTGTAGGAGCACATTGGTGTTGTTCAGCCCGCCGCGCATGCGTTGATCCTGTTGCGCGAAACGATTGGCCGCACTTGCGGCGATTTTGGCTCCGCTGGTGAACTGCTGATACTCGGCGTTTAGCTTGTCCAACTCAATGCGATGCTGCGTAGCACTAACAGCCCCAATTTCGAGCGCACGGTCCAGTTCATTAAGGCTCTTCTCGTAAAGCTGTGAGGCGCGGAAAACCGAGTCGTATTTGGTGCGGAGTTGGTCTTTTTCACGCTGCAATGCCTCCGACGCAGCGGCAGCCTCCCTTGAGCTTGCGGAAACTTGGTCTTGGGCGATAGCCAGTTGTTTCGCTTCCCGCTCTTGTGCCTCGAACGCCTCCTTCATGGCGTTTGCGCTTTCGCGCGCAGACTTGTGCGCCCTGTTTACCCCGAGCAAGGCGTTGTTGTATTCCTGCATGGCCTGATCGGCCATCTTGGCGTCCTGATCCATCGCCTTGAAGATGTCGCCAAACGCCTTTGCGCTTTGCTCTGCGGACTTGGAGGCACGACCGATGCCAAAGAGGCTGTTGATGGCTTCTTGGTTTGCTGCCGCAGACTGCTTGGAAGCGCGTTCTTGTTCGTCTAGCGCCTGCTTCATCGCATTGGCGCTCGCCCGAGCAGACTTGTGCGCTCTGTCTACTCCAAGGATCGAGTTGATGTTATCCTGATTGGCATCTGCCAGCATCTTGGCGTCTTGATCCATCGCCTTGATGACGCTGCCAAACGCTTTTGCGCTTTCGCGCGCAGACTTATGTGCCCTGTCTACTTCAAGAGTGGAATTGACATTGGCCTGGTTCGCCTGTGCCAGCATTTTGGCATCTTGCTCAAGCCCCTTGAGCACGTCTTGGTAGCTCACTGCGGACTTGGAGACCGCCATGAAGGCGGAAATGGCCTGCTCTTCGGTGGCGATACCTCGCCTAACCGCCTTTTCCAGAGAGGTCGAGGTTGATTCCAGGGACTTTTGAGACTTGTCTACGCGGGCAATGGCGGAAACAAGTTCCCTTTCACCTTGTGTTACAAACTCAATTCCGACCTGCTGGAGATTAGCCATCACTGCTCTCGTTCATCGTTCGCACCCAAACAAGGTCGAGCGCCTTAATCATGTCCACTTCCCACGGCGGAAGATGCACACCCGTCAGGTCACACCAATCCTTGATGTCACCCCATGATAAAGGATTTGGGCCGCTCATGCCATAGGAGCGACCCGAGTGCAGTGACATGAAAGCCTCCCAGATGTGAGAGGCCACATCTGGGAACTCGGGCATCTCAAGGTCTGACGGTGTTTTGCCAGTGGACCTTTGGACCTGCTCAAGGTGCTCCCTCACGCTGACGCCGTTTTTGTCGGTCTTGTTCAGCGCAAAGGCCTTTTCACCGTAGTAGAGCAGTTCCGCTTGGACTACTCCAAAAAAGCGCGCGTGTCCCCGAACACAGCGTCCACCTGCTCACGCAGCCAAGGGTATTCCTTGTAAACTTGGCGCGCAGCGTCTTGGTCGAAGGGCTCAAGGCCCTTTCCGTCCTCAAGAGTGATCTTCCAGTCAACAGTGCACTTGACCAGAAGCTCAAGGGACGACGCCTCGATCTCCTCAGCGGTCAGGTTGACCTTGCCGCCGGTGCGCTGCGCCTTCATCAGGCGCTTGTTTTGCTGGTCGTGGTTCACCTTGCGGTAGGTCTCGGAATACGGGCCATGAACCGTAATGGTCATGGTCGATCCGTCGTCATTGAGCAGAGCTTCGCCGGTTGCAGGGTGAACGAGTTCAATGTCGGTCGTGTCCTTGACCGTGCCCACATTCTTGAGGCCCATCGGGGTTCTCCTTGTTGCCGGGGAAGTCAGGGGTGGATGGAGGACGGCCCCGACTTCCGCCCTCCATCCGGTATCCCGACGCCGGGATTACGGTGTCCGCGTGATCTTCAGGTTCGTTTCTTCGGTTTCGTCGTAGAGGGACACGAAGGAAACCTCGATGATCCGCGACTGCGGGTTTGCCAGAGGCACAGAGGCGCTGTTGAACTTCACACGCGGGAGCAGGAAGGTATACGCATTGGCTTGCGACGGGTCGTCAACGCTGATCTCAAGCGAGGTCTCAAGCTCGTTGAGGAACTTGTCGATGAGCGTCTCGTCCTCGTAGTAGAGCGACATGGTGCCTCTGACGATGGCACGGTCGTTCTCAAGCTGAGGCGCGAAGTCGGAACCCACGACGAACGTCGGCGCGTAGCCGCGGTTGATGCTGAACTCGATGCTCGACACCACGTTGATTCCGCTGCCACCCTCAAGGATCGAACCGTTGTAGCTGTCGAACGGGGCGTTGTTGCTGATCGGCGTCTTGGCTCCGCCAGACGAAGCCGTGCTCTGCTGCTGAGTAGCGTTTTGACCGACCATCTCGAAGGTAGTCTGGACCATCTGGTTCGGCGCAATGCTGAACGACGCCTGGCTCACGGTCATGCCGGTGAAAAGGCGGAACTGGCTGTTGTCCTCAGCCGCATCCTCGATGGTAAAGAACTTCGGCGTGGTGCCAACCTTCAGTTCATCCGTTTCGAAGCTGTTTCGCATTACCGATTCAAGGAACTCATCGTAGTCGCCCTTGCGAAAGTCAACCTCGATGGAGCCAGCAGCCGAGCGGTTACCGTGACGATCAACGCGAGGCATCTCGTCAGGCTGAATGTCTTGACCCTCAAGGCGCTCTTTGGAAAGATCAAGGCTGTGCGTCTTGATCGGCAGGTACGCCAGAGTGGGAGTTGCCGGGGTTTGACCGAACCCGGTTTCGGTGATGTAGGCCAGCGAACTGCGGGCACCCTGGGAAAAGGCCATTTTCGTCCCTCTTAGTTGTAGACGTACCAGCCTACGCGGACTGGCGTACAGTAAAACGGCTCTTCCTCAAAAGAACCTTCGGCTTCAGAATACTCGACAGACACAATCAAGTCCACACCCACCACATTTGTCGAGCCGTTGAATCTCTGCATCAGGCGGTCAACTATTTCCAGCCCTGCGCCTGTTCCGTATTCGGCCGGGACGCACACGGTCATGCTGTATAGCCCTTGGTGACGATGCTGCGGTGTTGGACCTCTAACGGCAGGGCGACGAGATGTTGGGAAGAACTGAACGCGAATGTGCGGCGTGTCTGGAATTTGCTCATAGGGCGTGTTCTCAAACACGACACGCGGAATGTCGGGCGTTGCAGCCAAGTGGCTATCCAGAGCCTCACGGATAGAGTTCGTGACGGTCATCGCTTCACCTGAGCAACGGCGTCGGCAATGGCATTGGAGATTTCGCGCCGCGCTTGGGCGTAGACCGCGTGTTCGCGCTCAACGAAGTTCGCATACTCCATGCGGTTTCGGAATACGAAGTTCTGCTCAGGTTCAGCGAGAGAGCGCACTTGTCCCGCACGGTTGAGAAGCCCGAAGCCGTTGATGTCGGCCATCATACCCTCGAAGCCTTCTGTTCTGGCTTTCTTGTAATGAGGCACACCCTCTCGGCTAACTCGGCTATGCGAGTCAGGCCGAACACCGTCCGCTTGGAAGGAGCCGCTTCTGAGCGCGACTTCGTGGTTGCGCGCATAGTTGCCGCTGTCCACGGGGCTGGTCTGCGAAATGAGCTCGGCCATGTTGACCAAGGTGCGATACTTGAGAGCGCCGACCTGTTGCCTTAAGGCTTTGGCCTGGTCCTCAATCTTCATCCCCTTCGTGAACGCTTTCGCTTGCATCTTCCTCGACTTTCTTTGGCTCAATCAGGTTGAAGCGCAGAAGGGTTTCGGCTTTGGGCGCATCGTCCCCAATGTAATACGTTTTGCCGTGATAGGCAAAGTTAGCGGTTGCAACGTAGTCCATGTGTCACCCTCTGGTTTGGCAGACATAGGCGAGAACAACATCGCCCGATCTAATCTTGCGCGTATTCACGATACGCACCTCGTCGTCAACGAAGTCGCCGTTCTGCGGCTCACGCTCCAAGCCCTCTGCTTTCAGCAGTAGCTTGCGGTCGTCAGCAGTGATCGACGTTCCGTCAATGTCCCGGTCATTGTAGTTGATGAACACGCCTCGTGCAATTTGGCTTTCGACCTTACCTTGCTCCATTCGCCCTGTGCGCGAGTTATAGACACCCCCGCTGAGACGATACTGTATGCGAACACCGTAGCCGTGATGTTCGATCAGGCGGCACACGTCTCTAGCCAGAGCGCGATTTGTGCGACGACCGCGTTGCGATCCGAAGTTCGCCGGTGTGCGTCGCGGCCCCGGAATGAGCCGCACTTCACCCTCTGCTCCGGGCGTAATGGTCGGAGCGCCCGAGAAAATGTCTTGTGCGAAAAGAATGTTATGCTGTGTAAAGTTGCCGAGATCGACAACCGGAGTGCCGCTCGTGACATCCTGAGACCCGAGCGAGTGATTTTGCGTGATCTGCGACGGGCCAAGATCGGGCTGCCCGGCAGTGTCGTCGTCACCGTCGAGCTTGTGGTCTTGGTCAATGTCTGTCGTGACGATCTCGGGGTTGCCGGAAAGCACGTCGCTCGCATTGAGCGTCTCGTCCTCTTGGAACGTCGTCGGCGCGACGAGCGGTTGCCCGGAGACGATGCTATCGGCAGACAGGTCGTGATCTTGGTTGATGCTCGTCAGCGCAACGAGCGGTTGACCGGAGGTGATATCGTTTGCGCTCAGGTCGTGATCTTGGTTGATGCTCGTCAGCGCAACGAGCGGTTGGCCGCTGAGTATCGGGTCAGCATCAAGGTCATGGTTCGACGTGAGCGTTGTCGGCTGGACGACAGGCTGACCGCTGAGGATGTCGTCGGACGACAGGTCGTGATCTTGGTCAATGCTTGTTGGAGCGACGACGGGCTGCCCGGAGAGCACCGGATTGGCGTTGAGCGTCTCATCTTCCTGCATCGTCGTCGGTGCGATGACAGGCTGTCCGGTGAGGATCGAGTCGGCGTCGAGGTCGTGGTTCGACGTGAGCGTAGTGGGCTGGACGACAGGCTGTCCGGTGAGGATGTCGTTCGCTTCGAACGTCTCGTCCTCAGACATGTTTGCGTCATTGACGATGGGCTGACCTGCGAGCACCGGGTCGGCGTCGAGGTCGTGACCTTGGCTGAGGCTCGTCTGACCGATAAGCGGCTGGCCGCTCAGGGTATCGCTCGCATCGAGGTCGTGGTTCGAGGTGAGCGTTGTCGGCGCGACAAGGGGTGCGCCCGTGAGGATGTCGTCGGCGCTTAAGTCTTGATCCTGATCGACACTCGTGTTGCCGACAAGCGGCTGACCCGTGACCACCGCATCGGCGTGAAGGTTGTGGTCTTGGGTGATCGTCGTTTGGCCGACAAGCGGAGCGCCGGTGAGGGTGTCAGCCGGAGCACCAATGTCTTGGAAGCCGGAGATGGTCGGATTGCCGAGAACCGGAGCGCCGGTGAGAATGTCGTCAGAGGCGAACGTCTCATCCTCGGACATGTCCGCATCGCCAACACCCGGTTGCCCCGAAGCCACATCGCTCGAACCGAGGTTGTGGTTCTGGTCGATTTCTGCCTGCCCGACGATAGGCTGACCGCTAAGGACGTTGCCCGCGTCGAGCGTCTCGTCTTCTTGCAGGGTCGCCGGTGTGACAAGCGGAACGCCGCTGAGGATGTCGTCAGACCCGAACGTCTCATCCTCGGACATCGTAGCGTCGCTGACCCCTGGTTGACCCGTAGAAATGTCACCAAGAGTAAGGTTGTGGTCCTGATCGAGCGCGGTTATGCCAACTTCCGGTGCGCCCGTAGAAATGTCACCAAGAGTAAGGTTGTGGTCCTGATCGAGCGCGGTTATGCCAACATCCGGTGCGCCCGTAGAAATGTCGTCAGAGCCAAGGCCGTGGCTCTCCGCAAACGCGGTCGCACCGACATTTGGATCACCACTGAGAATATCCTCAGCGGCGAAAAGCCTATTGCCACCATCATCGGCTAGGGGGAAGGCTGACAGTGGCGCGAAGGCGACCATGCTTTACTCCGGTTTAGTCGGCCAAGTTACATCATGCGG